TCACACCACCCCCTCAGTCAGTGCGGCGGCGAGGGCGTCGCGGAGGTCGTCGAGTAGCAGCGGGTCAGCCTGGAGCTGCGCGAGCAGTGCGGCCCGAGGATCGGGCGGTGGCGGCACCTCCACCGGGGCCAGCGTGCCGGCGTCCCAGCGCCAAGCCCCGCTGCGGTATTCCTCCCACGTAGGGCTGCCAAACGTCAGCACCCCCAGGCCCACCGGCACGGCCCCCGGCACCACGGAGCCGACGCTCACCGCCTGTCCGGTGGCGAGCTGGTAGACGACCACAAGATCGGACATGCTGCCTCCTCAGACCATAGGTATGCCGAGCAGGATCACGCTCGGAACCAACGTTGTACTGGTTCGCGAGAACCTCGCCGACAGGCGAGATCCGGCAGGTATATGACGTGCAAAACATGAACGATAGATGCGGGTGATGTACTCCGTGTTGTTATGGTAAATCAACAGATCGCTGATGATTGCAACCTCGCTCCCGGCAGCACCAACGGCGACATCAATCAGCGCGGTCTGTCCGGCGGTGTTGCCCCCTGTACCTTGGCCGATCATCACGACCAAGCCAGAAAACGATTCGGCAGTTGTGGCGATGACTTCCGTCCAAGCTCCCTTGGCGGTGCCTACTCCCTCGGTTAACAGAGTGCCCGTCGAGTCTGCCCTGTTGTCACCCATCGTCACGATTCGCGATGACGACAGCTTTCCAGCACTTGATGGGCGCAGGATGAGGCCGAACGAGCAGGTTTCCGCTGAGTTCACACCCTGGATTCTCGCCGCGATGCGCGTCCCTTTCGCAATCCGAATCGGCATGGCGTATCTGATGAAGTTCGCGCCAGTGCTTGGCGGCGCAGCACTCACGTCGATAGAGGAAATCACTGCCGCCTCATTTGGAGCCGCACCGATCCCGACATCGACCAACGCTCTAGTATTGGTCGTGGACACTGCTACCTCAGCAGCCAACACCTCCACCCAACCGACCTCAAACGGGGCGCTGGCTATGACCTCCGTCCACGCCCCCATCGTGTGAGCGTCCACATGCCCGGTCAGGGTTGCGGTGGTCACTGATCCGGCGGCTGTGCCCCCAGTTGTCGCTGGATTCACGTCTGCCGGGAACCCATCCCGCAGCACGCTGCTCAGCGGTAGCCCAATGGGTGGTGCTGAACGCATCACGACTCCACCACCCGCAGCACCGACCCGTACACCTGGACGTCGTTGGCCTCGTCGGCGAACGCCTTGACGACGAGCGTGTTCCGCAACGGCAGCTCCGAGCAGACCAGCACCGGGCCGACCTTGCAGGGGATCGGGACCACGAGCACGTTATCCGGGTCGGTCGTGCCGCCGAACTCGATGGTCAACGTCCGCGTCTCGCCGTCGGCGTCGTTGTTGACCGCCCACAGGGTGACGAGGTCGTAGCTCGTCACTCCGGCCACTGCCGTGTGGAGGGTGACCGTCGCCGCCGTCGAGGTGCCGGTGACCTTGATGCCGAGACCGTTGGTCGAGCCGGACAGGATGATCCTCGAGACCGTCTGTGCCATCTACCACCCCCCTGCGTAGCACTGGACCCCGAACACCAGCGACCCCGCTTGCGGATCGACAGAGCCGCCAGCAGCCGCCGCCCACGTCCCGTCGTCCCGAAGAAACAGCCCGCTCGGCACGCCGGTCGCCGGGACCGCGCCGCCCTTCGTCTGGCTCATCGCCGGCAGCCGATCGCCGTCGATCGTGCCGCTCGTGATGTCGCTGCCCGCGTGGGCGTGGGATGCCGCCGCCGCCCCCACGTCACCCGCGCTCGGCATCGCGTGGACGTGGTCGTCCCGGCTCGCCTCCTCGCCCGTGCCGGCAGCAGCCACGCCGAGAGCTGCGGGCGCGTCGTCGGAGAGGGCGGCGCCGCTGCCCGTCTGGTCGGCCCACTCGGTGTCGTTGTCGTCGTTACTGGCCTTCACCAGCGCCTGGCCGGTGGTGCCGCCAGCCGGCACTCCAGGTCCCTGTAGGCCGGTGCTGCCGGCGACGAGGACGCGGGGGGCGGACTCGAGGACGACAGGCTTGACTTGCTGCACCACGATAATCATGGGATCACCGGGTCGTCGTAGACGTAGGTCGGCAGGGCGAGCCACTCGCCATAGGCCCAGCCGATGGGTTCGCCGCTCGGGTTGGTGAGCTGGATCGCCCAGGTCCCTCGCAGGCCGGCGAGTGCCTCGGCGTCCGCGGCCTCCATGGTGATCGTGACGGTCCCCAGGGCGCCGCCGAGGGTGACGAGGCTGCCGGTGTCGGCGTCGTCGAAGTCGAACACCGCCGGCGTCACGGTAGGCCCGGTGCGCCCCTGGCAGCGGGCATGGTAGCCCGTGAGGTTCACCAGGCCAGTCGGCACGCCGTCGACGAGGCTGTCGTAGAGGGTGGCCACCCACTCGAACTTGTGGCCGGGAACGATCAGCCACGGCGCCGGTACTCGAATCGGATCCGCCATGATGCCTCCGCGCTCAGGTTCCGGTGCCGAGCCAGAGCTCGACGATCTTGGTCCGTACGTCGGTCCCAAGGGGGATTGTCAGCCGCAGTGTGATGGCCTTGCGCTCGCCATCCGCAAGGGGTCCCAGCTCGACGCCGGTCGCCGGGTCCGTCCCGACCGCCGTCCACGTCACGCCGTCGTCATCCGAGACCTCGAGCCAGTCCGCCACCGAGCAGGCCAGTACCGCACTGGATGCAGCGGCGCCGTCGGCGACCACCTCGAGGTCGACGGTGTACGCCTCGCCGACCCGCACCCAGTCGAGGGCGAGCCGCCGCAACGGCTTGCTGCCCTCAGGAGCTGACAGGCGGAGTGCCACGCCGGATCTCCCTGATCGCTGCCCGGGCGCGCTCTCCGCGCTCCTTGGCCGCCGCGATCATCTCGTCGCGCTTCGTGCGCAGCTCGGTGCTGCGCTGACCCAAGGTCCCCTGCAGGCTCGTGATCTGATCCGCAAGGGTGCCGGCCGCCTCGGCGAAGGTCTCGAAAGCGGCGGTCTGCGCCTGGACCGCTACCACCAGCGCACCGATCAGCCTCTCGAGCCGAGCGTCGCCGCTGACTCCCCCCTGCGCCGGCGCGGGCTTTGTCTCGTCAGGCCTCTCCATGCCCCTCTCCCTCCTATGTGTCCAGCCGGAACAGCGCCGACAGGAACTGCCCCAGCACCCGCGGCGGGTACTCCGCGCTCATGTCCTCCCGCTGCACCAGCCAGATCCTGGATTCCAGCCCGGTGGCGGTGTCGATCCTCCCGAGGCCGCAGACGACATCGTGGGCCCTGGCCGGGTACGCCCACACGGTCATGTCCGGGAGCTCGTAGCCGACCAGAACGTAGGCCATGCAGGGGTCGAAGAACTGGGCGGCGACGATCTCGTGGGCGAGCTCGCCGGCGGTGCGCGACATGCTGAAGGCGGTGTCGAGCCCGAGGTCGTAGGACCGCGGCTCGCCGAAGTAGTTGTAGAGCGGGGTCTCGAGCGTGGTGTGGAGGAGGTCGTGCCGCTCCGGGTAGACCGGCGGTCGGTCGAAGTAGGCCCGCGTGAAGATTTCGTCGTTCAGCACGAGCTCGAAGAAGGTCGCGTACATGTAGTGCGCGATGACGGTCACCACGATCCGCAGGCGCCGCGGCCGCAGGTAGAGGGCGTGGGTGCTGCGCTGGGTGAAGTCCAAGAACGCGGCGGCATCACTGTCGTCCACGCGCATCCCGTCGTCGCTGACGACGTAGTAGCCGTCGAGGCCGCGCCGCAGGTCGAAGGGCGTCCACAGGCTCTGGTCGGGTATCTCAAGGCGGAAGGCGGAGCCGCGGACGCCGTCGAAGATGATGCGCGCCGGCGCCAGCAGCCTGGTCCCGAGCGCCTCGTTGCGGGTGTCCAGGCGGTACCACTCGGTGGGGGCTATCGCGTAGGACTGCACCTCGCGCCAGGTCATCAGGCGGGAGATCCGCGCCTCCTCGCGCCGCAGCTCCTCCTCCGGCGCCTCGTCGAGGTATGCCTCTCCAGCCGGGACCACGGCGCAGGTGCCAGTTTCGGTCTCCAGGTGGTGGAGGTTGACGAGCAGGCCGTCCGTCTCTCCCGCGTACTCCGGGCACCAGTCGACCCACATCTTGCCCGGCAGCTGCTCGGGCCACGGCTCGACCTCCCACGGCGTCACCTGGCGCATCTCGGCGTTGATGTCGACGTGGCGGTCCTCGTTCGGGAACTCCTCGCAGTTGACCTCGCGCCAGTAGCCCTCGCTCACGCCGGGCAGGCTCGAGGCTACCGGCCGCGGCACGGTGAGCGCGTCGTAGGGGAGGAGGGTGATCACCCTACTGCTCGACCAGGTCCAGAGTCATGTCCACGTCGGAAAGCTGCCCGTCGGAGCCGCGACTGAGCGCGAGGCGGAAGCCGTCGAGGACCCAGGCGTCGGGGACGGTCTCGCTGCCGATCTGCAGGCTGTTGCCGGTGGTGAGCCACTCCACAGCGCCCACCACGATCTCCTGCCCGCGCTCGAGCACGAGCAGTGGAAAGCCGAGCTCGAGCCGCGCCTGGAGGCCCTCCTTGCGGTCCCTCGCCACCACCGCCTGCGCCAGCTCCTCCAGGGTGTCAACCAGGTCCTCGTAGTAGTCGCCGTCCGGGTCGGTCATGTCGACGAGGTCCACCAGGTCGACCGGCACCGGGTCGAAGACCAGCGTCTCGCCGTACTCCAGCGGCAGGAGGCCGGTGTCCTCGGGGGCGAGCACGTCCACCTCGACCGACCCGTCCTCGGCCCTCCGCACCCGCGAGGTGAAGCCAGCACCTGAGGTGGTGCCGTGGAAGTCGACGCGGGCGACCGGCCCCGGCGCGGAGCTGTCCTCACCGATCATGGCCACGGCGCGGTACTCGTAGGAGGTCCCGCTGATCACGTCGGTGTCAACCCACGTGGCGTAGCCCTCCTGCCACCACTCACCGAGGTTGACCAGCTCGGCGACCTCGGCCCAGTCCTCCACCATCGGCTCCGGCTCGGTAACATCCCCCGGCTCGGTGTAGGCGGTCTGCGCCGGCAGGGGGTCGGTCGGGTTGCCGGAGATGTCCTCGACCGAGGTGTCCTGCCAGAGCCGCTCGCTCGTGTCCGGCCACCATCCGGCAGGGTCGGTGTCGTACATGCCGAAGGGGTCGTCGCTTGGGTCGCGGTCCGGGCCTGAGGTGGCCCGCCGTTGCACCCGGTACCGCTCCGGGGGGACGCGGACGTCGTCCCCAATGGTCGAGGTGATGGTTGCGCCGCCGCCGCGGACCTCGACCCGGATGTCGGCGGTCTGGGCGGTCGCCTCCACCACCGGAGGGTCGATCGGCACCGGCAGGGTGTACTGCCAGGACTCCACGCGTTGGAACCGCGGGCCGTCGACGTCCGGCGGGCCCGGGCGGATGTGGGACTTGCGGATCGTGTAGGTGGTCCACTTGTCCGGCTCCGTGTAGACCAGGTCCACCTCGGTCTCGACCGGGCTCACCCACATCGCGAGCTGGGGGGTGGCGCTGTCGTCCACCACCTCCCCGCCGTCGATGGCCTCGCTCCACATCCGCGCGGAGTCGATCACCCGGTGAAGCGGCATGCCGGCCACAGCCTCCGCTGAGTAGCCGCGCTCCTCGAGCCGTGAGATCGCCTCCGCCGTGAGAATCGCCGGCGCCGGTTTGAGGTCGTAGATCACGTAGCCCGAGAGCTCGCGCTTGCGCGAGAGGTTCGCGCCGCGCGCGAAACCGGTCCAGGGGTAGAAGCGTGTGGTCTCCTCCTCGAGCTTGAAGTAGGCCCGGCCCGGGTTGACGCGGGGCAGGTAGACGCAGCCCCAGGTCTCGCGGTGATGCTCGAGTGGGGGGCCTCCAGCAACCTCGTACACCCACCGCTCGATGTCCCGCCGCAGCACCCGGCCGGCGTGGCTGGTGACGGTGCGGGTCTGCTCGATGAGCCAGGACTCCCCAGTCGCCGGGTCGTCGTAGAACCCAGCCTCGATCGTGATGCTGCCGATGCCTTCGCACAGCACGTCCGGGCCGGACATGTCCTCGAGCACGTGGGGCCCGGTCCAGCGGTTTGCGATCAGCGACACGGCGGCACCCGGTAGATGACCCGACGCACGCGGCGCCGGCGAATCGGCCAGGCCGAGGCGGACTTGACGATGCCTGCCGGGACCTCCAGGCGGCGGCCGAGGCCGTATCGCGGCGCGAGGGGGTCGACGCAGACGAGGGTACGATCGGATCGGCGGTACCAGACCTCGGCCGCGGTCGGCTCGAGCAGCTGGTACATGGCGGCCCAGTAGCTCATGGCCGGGTCGACCACCAGCGCGGAGAAGGGGTAGTTGGGGATGCGACAGAGGACGTTGACCCCCGCCGCCGTCCCCAGCGCCTCCAGGGCGTGGTGGAGGGTGGCAATGCCGGACCAGACGCGGTACCGGCCCACGGGCTGCCCGTACTCCTCGATGGCGGCCGCGGCGGTCTTGCCCTCCGACAGCATCACCACGGTGTCCCGCGGGGCGCGGCGCTGGATCATCCACACGTGGTCGACACCCTGCACGGTGAGCTCGGGCACGATGCCGGCGCCGAGCTGCAGGTTGCGCATGCGGTCGGGCGGGATCACGCCGGCGCGGATCAGGCACTCCGCCCGCGGGTCCGCCGGGTCGTAGGTGCCGAAGATGTCCCAGAGGACGTCATCCTCGATGGATGACCAGCCGGCAAAGGTCACGCTCCACTCGCGGTGAATGCAACGCGGAGGTTGGGTCACCTCGATGGAGGTAGCCCACTGGGTGACGTCGCGCTGGTTCATGTAGACCGTCAGCAGGAGCTGGGTGTGCGCGGTGACGGTCACGACCACACCACCCCGGCCGCAGTCAGCGCGGTGTAGCTCGACTCGCTCAGCACGTGGACCTCGAGCACGTTGTCGCGGACGACACCGTAGACCACGCCGGAGGCCGCGATGCGCCTGAGAGTCTCGACGCCCACGAGCCCGGACGCTCGGTGGCGGTATACGAACCGGATGCCCACGACCCCGGACGCCTGCGCCCGCAGGAGCTTCCAGCCTTGGACGACGCCGGATGCACGGTAGCGGTCGAGCCTCCACCCCTCGACAAGCCCTGACGCGGACCAGCGGATGACCTCGAGGCCCCCGACGATACCGGACGCGAGCATGCGCTCCACGTACCGTTCGCCGATGATGAACTGCACGTCGGCGGCGACGTAGCGGGACAGCTCCGACACGACGCACTCAACGGTCCGCTCCTCGCCGTGCCAGATCTCAATGATCGCGACCTCGGCGTTGGCGCCGGCACTCGTCACACCTGGCTCGGTGGCCCACAGCTCGAACCAGGCGTCCGCCGAGCTCCACCAGTCCTCCGGAGGCACGGGGGTGAACGTCACCGACCCCGGCAGCGCCCAGCCGTGGTACGACACCTCCACGGTGACCGGTAGTGCCTCCCCCTCGTACCAGCGGCAGAGCACTCCGTAGTCGACGGCTCGACGGTCGACTCGCACGGATCCGCTGCGGATCATCCCAGCCGGGTCAGCTGCCAGCGTGTTGGCCGTCGTGGTGGCGGTGGCGCCACCCACCTCCACGGACACCAGCTCGTCCTGGAGCTGGGCCAGACACCGCAGCTCAACCGTTACGCCGGCGTCGGCCTGGACGCCGTCCTCGCCGTTGCCGGGGGTGATGGACTCGACCCAGACCACTCCGGCGTGCGGCAGCTCAGGCTCCCACACCGGCAGCGGGCGGGGGATCCTCCGCGTGAGCAGCTCCGGGGCCGGGTCCATCATGCCTCACCCAAGCTCCTCGAAGGTGACCTCGACGGAGGGGGTGAAGGTCGTCAGGCCGCCGGCGGAAACGACGTAGAAGCCGATGATCCCGGACGGGGCTACGACGATCTCGTCGCCGTCCGGCAGGAACAGATCCCGACCCGTGAGGCTGTTCCACCCCACGAGGATGAGCTCGGAACCCGTGTAGGTGGGCTCGCTCGTCGGCCCAGACTCGGCGGTGCTGCCCGCTGCGCCCTGTTGGGGCTGGAGTGGGACCGGCGTTCGAGCGGCCCCACCCGACCCCGCCGCGCTCGCCAGCTTGGCCGCCAGGGTGTACTGCTCACTGGTCCCGTGGGTGACCTGCGACACCCGCACCCGACGGATTCGGACTATACGGTTCGCCGGCGCCGTGATCCTGACGGCCGTTTCCGTCGCCGATGCGGCGGTGCTCTGCCCGCCCGCCACCACGTACACCCGTCCCTGAGCCATGGTGTCCCCCTAAACCCGCGCGTTGATGCGGGCGCGCTTCAGCTCCTCGGTGGTCCCACTGCCAGCCACGGCCCGCAGCCAGAACGGCGCCTCCCCAGACCCCTTCACCACCACGATCGAACCCGCGACGTAGTCGTTTGCCAGGTTGGCGGTCAGGTCCACGTAGGTGGCGGCAACGGTGAGGATCTCGCCCTCCTCGTGCGTCGCGCCCTCAACGTCGGTGATGTAGATCGTCTGACCCATCACGAAGCCGGCGGCCGCGGGGGCAAGGTCGTCCGGAGGTGAGCCCTGCAGGTAGACCCGGTTGTCGACCGCCTCCGAAGGCCCCGCACCAGCGGTCGTCACACCCCAGACCGCAGCGGCCATCCCGTCCACCGGCAGACCGGTACCGATGCGAGCCCCGGCAGCGTAGACGGTCGAATCCACCGACAGGCCGGTAAGCTCCACTCCGAAGCTCTGTACCGGTGCCGTCCAGTAGTCGGTGGCGGTGTGGCCCGTGATGGCGCCGAAGGTGACGATGATGCCGTAGTCGTGCAGGGTGCCGGTAGTGGTGCAGTTTTCGCCGGTGACCGCCCAGCTGCTGCCACCGTCGTAGGAGAGCTTGTACGTGTCCTGCGCGCCGGTGGCGTCGATCTCCACCACAACGTCGTCGTCGAAGGTGCCGTTGTAGTTGCCGCTGATGGCGCAGTCGTCCAGGCCGACGCCGGTGAACACCGTCGCGCCGACCTCTGCCTCCTGGGCGCTGTTCACGGTGCCCTCGTGCAGGTTGGTGCCGTCACCGACGAACGCCCGGGTTCCCACGGGCCACTGCGCGGAGTCGATCGCGCGCGTCGGGAACAGCTTCGTGGCGCCGTCGACCGTGACGGCCGCGGTCGAGCGGGTGCGCCGGCCGTTGATGGGCCGCCACCCGGCGGCGTCCGGGCTGCCCGCCGAATCGTGGGTGATCTGCATCTGCGACGCCGAGTCCGCGGGCCACGTGAGGTCCGAGCTGTTGCCACGGACGTAGACGCGGAACTCGTCGTTCACCTGGGTCCCGGGCTGCCAGGCGGCAGCAGGGATCGTGAGCCCACCCTCGGGGGCGGTGAAGTCCGTCGAGGTGTCACCCTGCCACGTCGGGTCCGCGTCGTAGGCGGGGTGGTAGCTCTCGATGTTGTCGCGGTACGCCTCGGCGAGCACCTCGTAAGCGCTCGCCGAGCTGAACTTCACCGTGTACTTCTGGGAGCCCGCCGCGTCGCTCGGCGCCACGTAGTCGAGCTGGCCCGTGCCGGCCCCGGCGATCTGCGACGGCTCGGACCACTCCGGATGGTCGTCGAGTATCTCGACCAGTGCCGCCGCCCGACCGGAGAAGTTCTTAAGGACACCCTTCACGGCCGTCCCGGTCTCACCGCGCTCGATAGCACCCAGGTTGTACGGGTTCTCGTCCGCCAGCGTGTCGACCATGGACGCCATGTCGATGTCCCCGAACGTGTCGCAGAGGAAAAACTCGTACGGGAACAAGTAGTGAACCTTCAGGTAGGGCCGCCGCGACGACCCGCCAATGTTCCAACCGATCGAGAAGGACGCGACCGTCTGCGACCACAGCAGCAGCTCGAGGTTCTTGCTCGAGCGCAGCGCCTCCGTCACCGGGCTCGTTACGTTGAACGCACCGTTCCAAGTCGTAGGAATACCGCTGACGGCGAACACTTGGGTGTCGAATGGCGTGTACGCAATATCCTGGCCGGGGACTGGGGAGTAAGCGTTCATGTACCAGGTGATGGGCCCGGTGGAGTCGCGGTAGCGGTATGTGGCGTCCGTGAAGTCCGGTGAGACGCGGAACGTGTAGGCCCGCACCGTGTAGGATCCGGCCCCGCCGGCGCTTTCCAGCGCCGCCACTCTGAGATCAGCTCTGAGAATCGTCGGGGTGTGGCCGAGCTGCGCCCGCGGCACGTCCAGTGTCACCTTGACGAGCATTTTCTGGAAACTGCCGGAGGCACCGTTCGTGAGCCTGACGTCGTCGCCCGGGACAACGCTGGCGTAGCTGTTGTTCGACGAGTACCCGTCGACAACGATTGAGGTCCCGTTGATCTGAATTGCTTGCACGCTTGCATACTGCGGCGAATACCGCCCGAACTCGTAAACCCGCATCGTCCGCTCCTACACCGTGAGCCCGCGCACCGACAGCCGGAAAAGCCTGATGGCGTCGGGTGTGGCGTCGTCTGGCAGGACCCAGCGGAACCAGAAGAAAGCGGCGCTGGACGCCGTGACGGTGCCGGCCGTCTCGCCCGACTCGGTGAGCGTCAGGGGGGTGGTCTGGTAGGCGCCGGGGCTGCCCGCGATGTCCTCGGCGAGCTCGACGTAGTCGTCCCCGTCGCCCACGACCAGCGTCACGGTCACGCCGGTGGGGTCGTCGGTGCTGTTCGCGTGCACGATCGACAGCCCGGTGAGCCGGTCGTTGCCGTCGTCGTAGGCCGCGTGGCCGTACTGAATCCGCGACGTCCCGTCGAACGGCACCGTCGTGGCGGCGAGGTTGCCGTCGACGTAGAGGTCCGCCGTCTTGTACCCGACGTAGTCCCCGACCCCGTCCTGCCAGTTGGCCCAGGTGAGGGCGTAGGTCCCCTTGACGCCGAGGTGCTCGCGGGTGTCGTCCGAGTGGTTGGTGATCTCCGCCACCACGTCGCCGGCGCCCGCCTGCGACCAGTACATGCCGGGGACGGCGTCGACGGTCGTCTGGACGCTGTCGTCGGCGCCCACGTTCACCGCCGCGATTCGCTGCGGGGTGTTGGTCGAGCCAGCCTCCACCACGCCGACGTTGAGGATGTCGGTGGTGGCCCCCGCTGAGGTCATGCGGGCCCCGACGCTCACCTTTCCTGCCCACCCAGTGACGATCGAGGCCGACAGGACGATGGAGACGCCCGGGACGATGTTGAGGTTCTCGGTGGCACCGTCCGCTGTCACCGTGACCCCGATCGCACCGTAGGTGTTCTTCGACCCCTCCGCCGGCGTGACGTCGACCGTGACAGTCACACCGCTTTTGGTGAAAGCGAGGGTGTAGATGTCCGCCACCGCCTGACCGTTCTCAAGGTCGGTGGCGCTGACGATTGGGGTGTTGGTGGTGTTCTCCCAACGGAGGCCCAGGTTCCCGTCAGGGTCCCCCACATCCGCGGGGTAGCGCAGCTGAATCTGTGCGGGCATGGAGTCTCCTCGTCACATCCTGTACAGGACCAATTCGCAGCGCCAGACCGTGAGCGCGGAGGGGGCGTTCTCCGGGTAGTGGCCCCAGATCGGCTCGAGGTCTCCGGGACGCCGGGGACCGAACACGCAGGTAATCGTCGTGGCGCTGGACGGATCGAGCTTGACCTCGACGGTCCCCGCTGTTCGGAGCAGGGTCTCGAGCGTGGCGGCCTGAACCGCGGTGAGCAGCTCGGACCGGATGACCAGGGCGGTGTCATCCTCGGCCGCCGCATACTCGACGACGATCGGGTTGCGCGGGATGCTGACCTTGACCACGCGGTCTGGTCCGCCTTCGCCGTGGCGGTTGACCACCTTCGGCGCGTGGTCGAAGAGGAGCTGGGTGGCGCCCCGCTCGATGCCGGTGGTGCCGGCGGCGAACGCCATCAGGGCACCTGTCCGCCGGTGGCCGGTTCGCCCGAGCTGCCACCGTTGCGCCGTCGCCACTCCTGCAGGTCGCGGTCGTCGACCTTGATCTTGATGACGACCTCCTTGGACAGGTCCTCCAGGTCCTGGCCGAGTCGGGTGAGATCCCCTCGGGCGTCCCGGATCACGTCGCGGATGTCGCCGAACCCACTCTTGAGAGCGGTCGTGGCGATCGCGGCGGCGTCCGGGATCTCCTTGCGGATCCGCTCGGCGAACTGCTCCGCAACGTGGATCGCCCCCCCGGGGCCCGCTGACCTGGTCAGGACGTCGTCGAACTCCCTCAGCGGGATCGGCAGGCTGATGCCGAGCCTGGACGCCTCGTCCATCAGATCCTTCACCCGGGGCGCGAAGGACTCCACCAGAGCCCGGGCGGAGTACTCCCCGCTCGCGGCGAGCAGCTTGAACTGCTCCATCAGGGACCCGAGCGCTGTCACCGGGTCCTTGTCCTCCACCACCTCGTTCATCTCGGCCAGCCGGTCGATGAACTCGCCGACGGACTTTCCGCCCTCCCGCAGCCGCTCCTGCTGCGCACGGATGGCGTAGCCGGCCTTCAACATGTTCTGGGTGAACTCGTCGACTGGTTTCTTCGCTGACCTCATCTCCTTAGCAAATTCAATGGCCTGGCGCGTCGCGCTCAACAGCACGCGAGCGTTTGCTTCTGTCGCTTCGGTCGACACCGCGAACGCATCGTCCAGTTGCGGCAACTGCTCCAGCAGCTTGAAATACGCTTTGTACTGCTGATCGTAGGCTGCCTGGTTCTCACCGAGATACCTGGCTTCGTCCGCGCGCGCAGCGTTGAGGTTCAGCGTCTCGACCGCCAACTCCTTGAGCATCTTCGACCATTGCTCGATGACGATCGGGGCGGCGATGGTGGCAGCTGCGGCGGCGACTGAGCTCAGCGCGGCGGATGCTTCGGCACCCCTTTGTGCGACCGAGCCAAGGCCAGTCGCCGTGTTGGCGGACGTAACTCGGAAGCCTTCGTAGGCGGCACGAGCCTGCGCCGCGGCAGCGGCGGAACGGAAGCCTGAGGACCCCGACGCTTCCCATGCCCTGGCGAGCGCCACCTGTTGGCGGTGCGTCTGTCTCACCTCCGAGTGGTACGCCCGCAGCTCTGCCTGAGACCGTTGGAGAACCCCGGCCAACATCCCCAGCGCCGGGGCCACCGAGCCGACGAGTCGCTGATTGAAGAGCTGCAGCTCGGGGTTCGCGGTCTCGATGATCCGCATGAACTTGGCCATGTCCGTCCCGGTCGTTCTGAGGCTGGACGAGGCTCCAGCCATCCCCCCAACAAACCCGGACGCGTCGGCCCCGATCCGGACCAGCATCGAGGCGAGGGTGACGTCACCCACGAGGCTTTGCCCTCATGGCCGCAAGCATCCGGATCGTCTCCGGATCTTGGCCCGTCTCGGCCGCCGCGGCGGCAGCCTCAGCTCGCGCCTCCGAATCGGCGACTACTGGTTCACTCTCTGTCTGGGTCGGCTCCGATGACTTGCCGCATCCCCATCTTTCGAGGAGCACGAGGACGTCAGGCATCACTTCCTCGGTGATCTCGGAGCCGATCGTACGGATGCTGACGTCAGGGTCTGCCTGGACGGCGCAGCACCAGAGGAGCGTGAGGACGTCGAGGATGGACATGTCCTTCCAGGTGCTCGCGAGCCTCACGCTGCGGCCAGACATGGCCTCCCACAGCGCCAGCGAGTTGAGGTCCATCCGGAGCACCCGCTGGCGCCCGCCGATGTCGAGGACGACGTCGGACATGATCAGGCCGGGTCGGTGTAGACCGGGGTGCCGGTGATCTCGAGCTTGACCGAGCACGTCTGCGGCTTGTTGGCCACGCCGAGGTCCCAGCCCTCGATCAGGACGAAGGCGTCGAAGTCGACGATGGTGCCGTCCTTGAAGATGAGCTGACAGTCGATGGCGGTAGTGCCGTCGTGCGCGTCCTTGAGGGCGACGTGGGTGGCGTTGTCTGGGTGGTAGAAGATGGAGAACGTCACCTCGCCGCCGTCACCGAAGCCCTTGATGTACTGGCGGTCGGTGGAGTCGTGGTGGGTGACGTCCACCTTCTCCTTCGCCGGTGGCTTGTACGTGATGTCCGTACGGTTCGCCACCGTGGCGAACTGGGTTACCGGGGTGGTCCAGTCATCCGCCAGGACGTGCCCGGTCACCGCGCCGAAGACCGCCTTGAGGCCGTCCTGGAGGGTGGTGCCTGGGGTCGTCGCGCAGTTGACGCCGGTGGCCTCGAAGGTCGACCCGCCGTCGACCGACCACTTGAACTTATTCGGGTTGCTGACGGCGTCGTCGATCTCGATGTAGAGGTCGTCCGCCCAGAGCCCGGTGAAAGGACCGGTGACGGTCAGGTCGTCGTTGCCGGTGCCGGCGAACACCGGCGTGCCGATGCTGCCGAGGGTGCCGCCGCCGATCTTGAGGATCGCCCCATGCGCGAGGATCGGTTCTCCTGCCATCGTCCTGCCCTTTCGTCGTCAGTGCCGGCCAGGATCAGGCCGGGTCGGTGTGCACGGGGGTGCCGGTGATCTCGAGCTTCACGCCGAGAGTCTGCGGCTTGTTTGCCACGCCGAGGTCGAAGCCATCGAGCATCACGTAGGCGGAGAACTCCACCAAGGTAGTGTCCTTGAAGGTGAGCTCGAAGTTGGTCGGTGTGAGAGCGTCGTGGGCGTTGCGCAGGCTGATGTGGCTGGCGTTGCCGGGGTGGTAGAAGATGCTGAACGACACCTCTCCACCGTCGCCGAAGCCCTTCACGAACGCGCGGTCCGTGGAGTCGTGGTGGGTGACGTCCACCTTCTCCTTCTGCGGGGGCTTGTACGAGATGTCCGTGCGGTTGGCGATCGCCGCGAAGGTCTCCACCGGGGTACCGCCGTCGCCGATCTTCAGGACCGCGCCGTGGGCGAGGATGGGTTCACCAGCCATGGTCACACCTCGTAGTAGTGGAAGCGCGCCTCGACCAGGTAGAGCCAGCCGTCCCCACCGTCCCCGAGGTCCGCGTCGTTGAGGATCTCCGTGTTCGCCACAGTGGTCGTCCCGAGCGTGCCGGCATAGTCCTCGAGCAAGGCCACCAGGGCCCGCCCGCCGTTCATCGCCGCCAGGTGGGTGTCGCCGTGGTAGACGATGGCGAAGGTGCCGCCGGTGATGCCGGAGCCCCCGTCGTGGTGCTGGAAGCGGGACGTGGAGCTCCGGGTGTACGAGATCGCCGGCAGCGCGGTGTCGTCCGGCACGTGCCCGGGGTAGGCCGGCGCCACCGAGGCCAGCAGGGTGACGAGGCCGGCTTCGATCACTTCATACCACCGGCGGCACTGAGAACTGCCAACCGCACACGCTCGCGCACCCGGAGTAGAGCTTCATCCCTACGGGCGAGGAAAGCCGGCTTTAAGAACGGTTGAGCCTTGTGGCCAGGGTGTGCCTTCTTGCCAACCCGGTGCGGCTTGACGCCGAACTCCTGGAGGATGGCGTGGGCCGCGGCCCGGATTGCACGCACCTTTGCGATCGCGTTCGGGGCGCCCCGCTTGCTTCGTGCCACGGCGATGACCAGACCACTTGCCTTCAGGAATCCGGTGTCGCTTGGTGCCAGCTCCTGGGCGCGGGCCAGCACCGGCTCCGCCGCGTACTCGACCGCATCGGCAAGCACCTCAACAGCCAGCGATTTTTCCAAGCGCGCCAGGGCGTCTTTGACGTCGTCCATGCCTGGCATTTCCATGGAGAACATGACCCGACTCACGCCACCACCTCCCGGCACATCAGCTCGAGCATCCGACCGCGGCCGTCGGTGTCGATGACGGCCTCGATCGAGAGGGTCCGCTCCCGCACCCTGCCCGCTGGAATGTGGACCCGCATAGTCGTCGTCACGTCGTCGCGCCAGCGGATCCAGACCCGGGTGGAGACGTCCGCGTGCGCCTCCTTGGCAGCGAGGTACTCCCGGCCGCGAAGGTCCACAACCGACGCCCACGTCGAGTCGACCGCCGACCAGCCCTCGATCAGCCCGCCGTCCGCCGCCCGGGTGTCGGAGCGCGACTCGATCGTCACCCAGGTGTTGAGCTGGCCTGCTCTCACTGGGCGAAGCGCCCCCGCACACGCTGGGATCGGAGGTAGGCCTGGATGAATGGCAGCTCGGTGATTGCGGACCCGACGATGACCGCCTCGCGGTTCTCATAGGCGTAGCCGAGAAGCAGCTTGACCACGGAGACGACCTGAGGCTCCGCCGGCCTGGTTGTGGTGTGGCCGCAGGTGTACTCGACCAGGACCGCCGGGTGGACGGTGGTCGACGTCGTCGGCCAGCCGTCGTCGCTGGGGTAGATCCTCGCCGGCTCGGCGTCCGAGTCGAGCACGTAGCCTGAGGAGGCGAGGGTCTGGAGGGCGTCGTTCTCGTCGTAGTACTTCACCGAGCTGATCGCGATCAGCGGCGGCCGCGGCAGCTCGATGTAGTCGCTTGGGAACGCATCGAGCGAGAGGCGGAAGCCCTGGGAGGACAAGGCGCGGCCGAGCAGGTCCTCGACCGCGCCCTGAGCCTCGGCCAGCTTCGAGATGATGTCCGCATCCTCCTGCGTCGATGTCACCCGGAGGTGGGCCTTCGCCTCGGTGAGGGTGATCACGAGGCCGGAAGGCTGTGCCGGCAGCGAGGTGCGGACCAGGTTCATGACGACCTCAGCTCTCGGGGCTGGCCACGGCGACGGGCTTCGCAGCCGCCGTCGCCTCCGCTTCCTCGACGGGGCCGACGAAGCGGTCCCACAGGGGGATGTGCACGGTGTTCAGCAGCTCCATCTGCGAAGCGCGGCGGAGAGCCTTGACGATCAGGCTCATTCCGATCGGCCCGATCTGGATCTCCTTGACGGGGTCCGCGCCGAGGTCCCACAGGACCTGGTCGCCCTCCTGGCGGAGGTGGATGGCGCCGGCTTCCTCCTCGGTGAAGCCGAGCTCACGCTCGAGGTCGGCCTGGATCCGGATGGTGGTGATGTTCCCGCTGCTCGCCGCGCTCTGCAGGATGGGCAGCAGTAGCAGCCGCTCGGTGACGGTGAATCGCTGGGGCAGGTTCTTCACTTCGTGCATCTCGTCCTCCCGTGCTCAGCGGCACTCGTTGACCCGTGAGTGAAGCCCGGCCAGGGGGTCACGGGATACCCCTCTTCGCATGCCTGCTAGGCCGGGCGAGTGGATGGTCAGCGGTAGACCCGGCAGCCGCAGGAGTTGCACTCCGTGCTGACGGCTGCCACCTGCACCTCAGCGCCGCACTCGGGGCAGGTCACGGTGATGGGGTCCGGGATGGCCTCGACGACTGCGGCGTCGTCGTCAGGCCTGGTGCGCGTGCTCTTCTTGGCCATGGTCCACCTCGCCTACGAGTCGGTGTCGGCGAGGTACGGGATGCGGTAGGCGGTCCCGTTGACCTTGATGTGCAGGTAGCCGGCGACAGCCGCCGCGGCCGCGCCGCCGTGGACGATGAGCTTGCCGGCGGTCGCCCAGCCCCCCCCGGTTTCAAACTCGAAGAGGGAGACGATGGCGGCGTTCTGCCCGCCGGCGCGGAACTTCACGAAGGCGTCGGCCGCCTGCACCCCGGTGCCGCCGGTCGCGGACTGGCAGTCGACCAGGATCATGTTGAGACCGCCGGTGGGGTCGGAGCTGAGCTGGGCGGCGACGGTGAGCACGTTGCACTCGGCGCCGTTGGTCGGGGAGGTCCCGGAGCCGGCCGTGGCGGGCTCGTCCTCCACCTTGAGGTAGGCGGCCGAGACGCCGTAGGAGGTCGCCCCGATGACGGAGCTGGCCTTCAGGATCGCCTCCGCCCGGATACCGGCCATCTCGCCGGCGTACTTCGACGCCGCGGTGCTGGCCTGGGCCAGGACACCGTAGACCCCAGGGGTCCCCGAGGCGGCGTTGGCGATCGCCCGCAGCCGCGCGCCGGTGAGGGTGCCGGTGGTGGCGGTCGAGGAGAAGAACGCCTTGATGCCGAACTGGCCGGCGGTGTTGAGGGCGAGCGGGGCGCTCAGGGTGCCGACCTGGATCGCCGTTCCGGCGGTGCCCGTGTCGGGGGAGGTGCCGCCCGGGATGCAGACGCCCACCTTGACCGCGGTCGGCTGCAGGAGCAGGCCGTAGCCCCACGCGGTGCGCGCGGTGCCGTCCGACCAGTTGCTGGTGTCGTAGATGTCCGCCAGGAAGGCGGCCACCTTGCCGGTCTGGGTGAGGCCGGTGCCGGCGAGCTTCGAGATGGCGGCGACGCCGGCGAGGATGTGGTTGGTGTCGACCGTCATGGTGCCGGAGGTCTCGACGCACCCGAGCACCGCGGCGGTCTTGCCGTAGCCGCCGAAGGTCACGGTGCCGGACGCGCGCACCAGCTCGAGGTAGCCGTACACGCCGGCGGCCTGCTCGGTGTTCCAGGCGGCGTTGTACGCCTTGAGCTGGCCGAGCTCGGCGGCGAGCCGGACGTGTCCGCCGGTCTGGTCGGCGGTGACGAGGAGACGGGAGAGGCTGTTGCGGAGGTCCGGCACGGAGCCGGCCGCCCACATCGCGGCGCCGCCGTCGTCGCCGTAGACGCGGAAGTTGGCCGACCTGGTCGAGGACAGCTTCAGGCCGGAGCCCTGGGCAGCGGACGCGAAGAGCCCGATCTGCAGGCATCCGGTGGCGGAGCTGTTGTAGAAGACCAGGTTGCCCGAGACCCACTTCGAACGAATCGCCATGATCGCGCTCCTTTCTGAGCGCACGGCGGGGGGCCCGGAGGCCCCCTGCCGCGATCAGGTGTCAGGGGTTGGAGGAGTCGTCAGTCGATGATGATCGACGGCGGCGACGCCGACTGGTACTTCAGCTCGCCGATGGCGACGATGTTCACGATGTTGCTGCCGTGGCCGTTGGTGCCGGTGACGGCGATGCAGTCGTAGCCGGCGGAGTGCTTCACGGGGTCCCACTCGATGACGACGAGCGAGTTGCCGTAGAGGGCCGGGTCAATCACGTAGCTGGCGGCGTCGGTCTGCCGCACCAGCAGGTCGGAGCTGGTGCCGTGGTCGGCGTCGACCCAGATCGGGAAGGTGGCGGTCACGGCCGCGTTGGTGCCCGCGGCGACGTCGGTGGCCTCGGTCAGGCCGAGGGTGAGGTCGGTGTCGTTGGCACCCTTGTGCTTCACGAGGAACCAGACCTTCAAGAGGTTCTTGGTGCAGATGTAGTCGCAGCCGAGCGCGTTCGCCGCGTTGCCGGGACCCACCCACACGACCTTGCACGCTTCGGGGAAGTTGAGCATGCGAGCTCCTTTCGGGCGGTGCGGCGGCCCCAGCCGAGGCCGTCGCTGGTAGAAGTCGATGAGAGGGGCTCCCGCGGGGAAGCCCCGGGTTCAGACCTACTCGCGGGCGTCCAGGGTGATGAAGGGGGAGATGGCGTTCGAGCCCTGCGCCGGGGTGATGGACGAGGAGAGCAGCGGCAGGCCGTTCACGCGGGTGGTGAACCGGATCGCCGACTCGTCGTACACGAACCGGACGTGGATGGAGCTCGCGACCTTGACCCCGGCCTTGCGGACGTGGGCGTACCACCCGAGGTCCGCCAGGACGATGTCACCCTTGGAGCCGAGAGCCTTGGAGTGCTCGTTGACGAGCACCGGCATGTTGAAGAGCCGCGCCGGGGGAGCGTCCTGGTAGCCGGCGGCGGGCAGGTACACGGGCTGGCCGGCAACGCCGACGAGCACGCCCATGTCGATCATCTCGGACTCGACGTCCTGGTGGACGAGCCAGATGCCGCGCTTCCGGCTGCGGGGGGGCATCCGGGCGAGCATCTTACGGACGTTCTGCGACCAGATGGTCGCGGCGTCCTGGCCGGTCTCCTTCGCGATGCTCACGAGCGCCGCGGAGTTCAGGATGCCGAGGGCCATGCCGGCGCCGGTGCCGGCGAAGATGTCCTCGTCGATCTGGAACGCGATCTCCTCGGCGAAGCCCTGGGCGCCGACCGAGGCGATGTAGGCGGTGTCCTCGAGCTGCTCGTCGGACACGTACCACAGCCCCATGATCTTCTCGAGCTTCGTGGTGACCTTGCGGAACTTCGGCTTCTTCGCCGTCACCTCGGCGCCCTCGGCGGCGTGGTAGACCTGGAGACCGCCGTAGCGGGAGCCGAGCGCCCTGGAGGTTTCGTCGATGACGTCGATCTCGACGGAGTTGGAGCCGTCGCTGACCTCGATCGGCATGCAGCGGCTGGCCAGCTCCGCGGAGTCGAACGCCATCTTGTCGATGAGACCGACGGCGGTCGGGGCGAGGAGGAAGCCACCCTCGGACCCGATGCCCTCGTTGGTGCCGGCGGCGGCGAGGGGACGCAGGCGGGGGTCGACGCGGCCGTCGACGCGCGGCTCCGCCTTGTGGACCGCCTGGATGAACTCGGCGAACCCGAGGCGGGCGTCGCCGTGCCCCCACGGGCGTTCCTCGGCGTGGTCCTTGCCGAGCTCGATGCCGCTGCCCGAGGTCTTCGCCGGGGTGGCATGGGCGAGCTGACGGCGCTCGGCCTCCTCGGCGATCTCGATGGCCGCCTTGATCTCGTCCTCCCGGCCGCGGAGGCTGGCGAACTGCTCGCGCAGCGCCTTGGTCTGGGACGCCTCCTCGTCGGTCAGGGGGCGGCCCTTGCCGTCGTTCGTGGCCTCGGCGGCGGAGGTGATGCCGGTGATCCTCTGCGCGACCGCGGCCATCTCCGACGCCAGCTCGCCGAGCTTGCGCCGCATGTTGATGATCTGGTCCTTCATGACGCTCTCCTTTCGTCCGGCCGGTCAGCCTTCTCGGCGGCGCCGGAGTTGTTCCAAGCTCAGCCACTCGCGGTGAAGCGATGGCACGGTGACGCCGCCGGATCCGGCGGACGGGGTTGCAGGCTCTTCGGGTGCGGGCTGGGTTGTCTCTGCGCCGGGTGCCGGCGGCGTGGGCGCTCGCAGTGGATCCGCGGCGGCGATCTCGCCTGCCGTAGCGGCGGCGTCCTCCGCCAGGGCCCTGCCCCTGCCCTGAGCCGCGGACCCCTTGCCGATGACGCCCAGGAGGTGAGCGACGGCCTCGTCCATGAGGCCGATCTCGTCGACCATGCCGGCCGCGAGCGCCTCCTCGGAGTCGAGCAGCCGGCCCTGACCGAAGTCGCGCTTGACGGCAGCGACGTCGACGCCGCGGCCCCTGGCAACGGCCGCGAGGAAGTCCACGTAGGAGCGGTCGACGTCCTCCTGGTAGGCGGCCTTGGCTTCGTCGCTGAGCGGCTGCCAGGCGTTCCTTTCGGCCTTGTACTTGCCGGCCGCGAATAGGGTGACGGTGATGCCCATCTCGTCCCAGAAGCGGCTCTCGTCCCAGTGGGCCATCCACACGCCGATGGACCCGGCGTCAGCCGAGGGCGCCATGACGACGTGCGCGGCCTGGGACGCGATCCAGTAGGCCGCGGACGCCGCGAGAGGATTGACGAGTGCAACCACCGGCTTGACACCGCGGAGACTGTGGACGGCGTCGGCTGCTTCGAGGGTGCCGTAGACCGAGCCGCCGGGGGAGTCGACGGGGATGACGATGCCGTCGATGCTGGAATCCGCTGCGAGCTCGAGCAGCTCCTCGCGCCACGACTGCAGGCCGGTCCCCCACCAGGTGTCCCAGTGGAGGAGGAGGCCGTAGAGGGGCAGGACAGCGATCTTCCAGCCGGCCGGAGTCGCGCCCTGCGCGGCGGCCTGGAGGTCTGGCAGGACGGTCGCGCGACGGCTGACGGCCGGCGGCTCCTCCTCACCGGTGCCGGTGCTGGTCCAGGTACGGTAGACCGAGGATCCGTCGGGGAGGAGGCCGGACCAGAGGGGGAATGCTTTCTGACCCTGCATCACGCTCCTGGCCAGCGTCGCGAGGACCCCGGGCTCCAGTGCCCACGGCGCCCTGCGGAGGAGGTCGACGAGGTTGGTGGTCATCGGGTCTCTCCAGTGGTTTTCGCGGCGGCAGGGTCGACCTCGCTGCCGAGCGGCACCCAGTTGCCGGGCCGGCACCGCTCGTTGCCCTCCTTACCGCCGATGAGGGGCTCGTTCTCCTTGCGGGCGATGTCGTCCCTGCTGTAAAGGCCAATCTCGCGCATGGTCCTGTACCACGCGGACCGGGCGGCGCTGTCGCCGCGGAGCAGGCCCTCCACCTGGTGCTCGACGTAGTAGCCGGCGTCGAGCTCTTCCTCGGTGAAGAGGGCGTTCATGATGGTCTGCTCGATGTCGACAAGGCTCTGCTGCAGGGAGTAGGTGAGGAAGGCGAGGTTGGTCTGCTCGAGGCCGGACCCCCACGCCGTGTCCTTCGTGGTCTCGAAAGCGAGCCAGAGCGGGACGTCGAAGAAGCGGCAGATCTCCGCCACCTGGTAGGTCCGGAGGGCGATCTGCTGAGCCTCTTCGGGGGTGATGCCGATGTTCACCCACTCGAGGCCATCCTCGAGCACGGCGACCCGGGCCGCATTGGCGCCGCTGCCGCCGTAGGTCTCCCGCCAGTGCTCCCGGAGCTTCGCCTCAGCCTCGGGCGACATGGCCGGGCCCTTGTTGAGCAGGGCTCCGCGCCGGGCGCCACCGGAGTTGAAGATCCGCGCACCGTACTCCTCGGCGCTCATCGCCAGGCCGATGGCCTCCTTGGCGTGATAGGTGGTGTTCAGGCCGAGGAACCCGTCGAGGGAGGGCCCCGTCAGGTGGAGCACGTCGCCGCGCCAGATGCGCCGCGGCTGCGTCGGCAGGCCGTTGACGACCTGCGTGTACTCCCAGCCGACGAGATCCCCCGAGGCGTCGACCAGGCCGACCATGCGATCCGGGTGGCGCGGGACCAGCTCGACAGGGTTGGCATAGGCGTCGCGGATGATCTCGGCGTAGGCGTTGCCGCGGAGCAGGCGATGCCCCATGAGCATCTGCCGCGCCTTGAAGCTGGTCTGCCAGCGACTGAACCGCCGGTGGAGGATCTTGTAGGTCGAGTGCTCCTTCGCGGGGCGGCGGCTTTCGTCCGGCATGGTCTGGTAGACCTTGAGCGGCAGCATCGCAGTCGTGCCGGAGAGGACCTTGAAGCACCGCCAGACGGCGGAGGTCCGCAGGGCGGTGTCGGGGTCGACGTTTTTCCCGCCGAAGGTGGAGCCCGAGGAGAAGCTCCACATGCGGGTCAGCCTCTGGCTCCCGATGTCGAAGGCCCCGCGCAGGATCTCGCTCAAGGCTCCCATCAGCGTTCACCTCGCGGAGCGCCGCCGCGCATGCCTGCGGCCATCAGCAGAGCGCCGCAGACGATGAGGGCCACCGGCGGGTAGACCCACCACAGGCCTGCCGACACCATCCCCAGGCCCACCACCGTGAGCACGTCGAAACGGTCCAGCTTGCGCATCAGATGACGGTCAGCTCCTTGGTCTCGTACACGGAGCGCCGGGGCGGCGGGGGGTTGTCCAACTTGTGGACGAGCGCACGGCCGCGAGCCATGATCGCGGACACGATGGGGTCGATCCGGAACCTCGACGCGCGCTTGTGAGGCTTCTGGTTGCCGGCCCAGTCCTGTCGGGTGACCATGTTGCCTGCACACCAGCCCGCCAACGGGTTGCGGTCGTGCCTCATCTTGCCGCTGCGGATCTCGTCGAGGAACTCACGGGTCGGCTCGGCGAAGGACTTGAGGTCCTGCATGAAGCCCACCATCTCGATGCCCGCCTCGTCCTCGAGCCGGCCGCCAAGCTGGGTCGTGTGCCACGGGTCGTGCGTCCACTCCTTGACGGCGTACATCCCGCTGATCTGCTTCACGCGTTCGGCGATGACGCGGTCGTCGATCTGGTTGCCGGGGGTGAGCTCGAGCCAGCCCTCGGTGACCCACCGGTCGTAGGGGACGCGGTCCTCCTCGATGCGCTCGAAGAGGTTGTCCTGCGGGAGCCAGGCGAAGAACCGGTACCACCAGAGCCCGTGCTTCGCGAAGAGCAGCGTCAACGCGGTCAGGTCGCGGCTGGAGGAGAGGTCCAAGGCGCCGATGCAGGAATCGCCGAGGAGCTCGTTCCAGTCGACGTCGGCGCCGCAGGCGTCCCACGCCTCCTTGGTGATGGGCTTGGAGTCGAGGCTGATTCGGATCCCGCAGTGCATGCGCAGGAAGTCGCGCTTGACGTCGCCGTTGGTATGGGCCCGCGCGGCCATGTCGCGCAGGTGCTCCACCTTCTGGCCGCTGCCGCGCAGGCCGAGCGATGGGTTCGCCTTCGGCCACAGGGTCTCGTCGAACGGGTCGTCCCCCTCGTCGAGGCAGTAGATGATGCAGAAGAACCGCTCGTCCACGAAGGAGCCGTCCACCGACCCCTCGAGCACGTCCTCGGCGTGACCGTGCAGCTCGTCGTAGAGGGTCTCGGTGCGGTCGTCGCCCGCGGTGGTGATGTGCGAGATGAGCGGCTGCCGCCGCTTCCCCATCGCCGTCTTCAGCTTGACGTAGAGCTTCCGGTTCTTGTGCTCGTGGACCTCGTCGTTGACCACCCCGTGGGGGTTCAGGCCGTCAGCCGTGCGGGAGTCCGCCGCGAGGGGGCGGAAGACGCGGGGGGAGCCGTTGCGGGTCTTGATGATCCGGTTGTTCGCCGAATCGAAGACCTGCAGCTCCTCGGCCAGGTCGCCGCTCTTCTTCGCGATCTCCGCCGCCGCGCCCCAGCACAGGGCCGCCTGGTCCTCCTTCGTGGCAGAGGAGTAGACCTTCGCGCCGGGCTCGCCGTCCGCCACCAGCAGGAAGAGCCCTTTGCATGCGTGCCAGAAGGTCTTCCCAGCTCCGCGAGTGACCTCGCAGAAAGCCTCGCGGAAGCGCCGGGCCCCCGTGTCGTCGACCCATCCGAACACGATCCAGTCGACGGTCTTCTGCCACGGGTACGGCGCGAACGCCTCGCCGAGCTCGTCGTCCCCCTCCGCGGCCAGCTCGCCCTCGATGTGGTGGCAGAAGGGGAAGAAGTCCAGGATGCGCTGGGCTCGGCCCTCGTCGAAGTGGAAGGGGAAGTCGGGTGAGCCCTGGCGCTCGAGGTCGTGGACGTGGCGCTCGATTGCGAGGCGCACCCACTTGCCGACCAGGATGCTGCCGTCGAGCACACCTCGGATGTACCCGTCGACGTCCGGGTTGGAGGCGTAGCGGATGATGTCAGCCACCGAGGAACGCCTTCAGCCCGCCGGGCGCCTTCTGCTGCTTCTGCCCCTTCGCCACCGGCGCCTTGAGCCGGACGCGGGAGGTGGGGTCGAGGCCGAGAGCGGCGGAGTACTTGAGGACCAGGTCCTGGGCGTACCGCTGCTCCATCACCTCGGGCGCCTTGTGGCGCTCGCGGCGTCGCGGACCGCGGATGATGCCCTTGCCCTTGCAGGCCCGGCACTGGAGGTCGGTCACACCGGCCTTGCCGCCGCACGCCGGGCACTTCTGGGCACGACCCTCGGTCTCGACCCAGTAGTACTCGCCGTTGAGGTTGAGGTACTCGGTCATCCGGAGCAGCTTGTCCATGGCGATCGCGAGGGACGCGATGACGTTGCGGTCCGCCGAGTCGAGCCAGCCGAGGTCGCGGATCTCACGGCAGATCGCCCGGTACTCCCGCTCCTGCGCCTCGGTCAGGACGGTGGGGCAGCGGGGCCGGCGCGGGGGGCGCACTGTCGTGGTTTTGCCCCCGTTGCGCTCGTCCTCGCGGACGGCCCGGAGGTTGGCGGGGTTCGGCTTGCGTCCCCTCACGATGCGGCCCTCACCTGCGCCTCGCGGCGGGCGTGGCACCTCGTGCAAAGCCCCTCGAGGTTGTCGACCGCGAAGGGGGCGCCGCCATCGGCCAGGCCGACACGGTGATGCACCTGCGTGGCCTCCGCCCGACCGCAGTCCTCACACACGGGGTGAGCACCCAGGTGCAGAGCGCGGACGCGCTGCCACCGCGCCGTCTTCCGCGGGTCACCAGCTCGTGATCCACGCGGGTCGGTCCGGTACTCCTCGGCCCGGCGCTCGGCCTCGCGCCGCTCGTCCCGCTCGCGCTGTGCTGGCCAGCAGTGCGGACAATAGCCGCGCGTGTCGTGTGTACGGACCAGACCCGGACACCCATTGGTCCGACACGCCCGAGGTCCTCGGTGCGGCACTTTCGGCTTTCGACTCTTCGACTTCTAGCTATACAGTAGTCCGAGTTGGATACCGTGTCAAGCGAAGACGCTCGTGCCCGCCGCGGGACCGAACCGTTCCAACCACGCCGGCGCGGCACCCGGGAAATTCTCCCTGGCATTTCCCCAATTCGGCGTGGGTGTGTTTCGACCTTCGTGCGCCGGTCTATAGATGTGCCCCGGGGACTTTGTGTGTCCCCTGTGGGTGCCACCAGGTAAAGTTTCCCTGCCTGCTGTTGGTTGATCTCGTGAAGCCTGACCCGGAGCGGCTCTCCCGTCTCACCTCGACTCGAGAAAGCGACTCACCGTCACGTTCAGCCGCTCGAGCGCGGTGGCGCCTAGCTCCTCGAGCTTCAGGTTGCAGTCGCCGAGCAGCGTCAGACCGAGGCGGTGGTCGACGGCACGGGCCACCAGGTCCCGGGTGAGCAGCTCGTCGGCGAGACGGTCCTGCGCGGCCCGATACACCTCGGTCTGCTCAATACGCCGCTGGTGCTCGCGGTAGTGCGCGCGGAGGTTTCTCCACTCCTGCATCGCACCATCCAAGGCAATGGCGACGTCACTCGAAGGACGCAGCTCATGCTGTCGAATGGATCGCAGGCGAGCGATGCGGCCTGAGCAGTAAGCGGCCCGGTCCCACGCCGACCACCGCGACTCGAGGGCGCACCGCTGGATCATGGGCAGGGACTGGAGCGCCGCACCCATGTCACAGAGGAAGGCGACGATCCTGGTGCAGCTACCGTGCCGCACCGTGGCCGTGGCCCGCTCGTGGCTCATCACCTTGCCGCTGATGGGGTCGAGGCGCAGGTACCAGTAGAGGGCGAGGACGCGGTCGTGGGGCCAGGCACGTTGACCTCCGGGCATCTACTCCTCCCGCTTGACGTGACCACTACCGTCGCAATTAGCGAGGGCGTCGCGCAACCTGTAGCCCTCATCGGATGCCCCTAGAGTCGGCAGATCGGCAAACGGCCTCGCCGCCCCAACCACCTCCTCCAGCGCCGCGACGCGGGCGCGGAGGTTTTCGTTCTCACGCTCCAGATGCTGGATGTTCGCCCCGGTGCCCTGAGCGTGGAACTCGCCAACTACTCCATCAACGACCACATCGTCAGTCCAGTCGTCGCTCACGGCTCCACCTCCACCCAAACATCCTCACCCGTGTAAGGGTCGAACCCCAGAGCGTTGCGGATGTCCTCGCAGAGGTGCCCGAACGTCCATGTGCAGCAGAAGCTCGCCCTCATGTCCGCGCAGGGCTTGCAAGTCCTGTAGCTCCACACCAACCCATCGCTCTTTCCCGCTGTGCGTTGGTGCAGCGACCCAACCGGGATAACTTCACGGCACTCGCAGCAGTGATGCTCCTTTCTCGCCACCGGCCAACTCTCGACGTAGAACTCGTTATCGCCGTCGTAGCCGTCGATGAGGCAGGAACATTCGATGCCACTCACGGCTCCACCTCCATTCCGAGACGCTTGGCGTCGATCTCGAGAGCAAGCCTGTCAGTCTCCGCGCTGCGATAGCTGGGGTGATTGCTCCAGGCGTCGAACAGCGCCTCCTCCAGCTCCGCGACGCGGGCGCGGAGGCGGTCGATCTCCTCCTCACGCTCGTTCCAGCGCTCCATCGACGCGATGTCCTCCTCGCCCATCGGCTCAATCACGCTGTCAATCCCACCCATCGCCGTCTCCTCCTCCCCGAACAGCCCGAGCTTGAGCTGCTCCGGCTCGACCCCTGCCTTCAGCCTGCACACGCGCCCCATGCCGTTCTGGACCGACGCCGAGGCTGACAGCCTCCGGTTGCACCGCCGGCACACCCGCGACGCCAGGGGACGCTCAACCCGTTCGACCCGGTCGACTACCACGTCCTCGCTCATCGCAGCGTCGCCTCCACCTCGGTCCAGTCGCTCGGCCGCCACACCCGCGTCTCCTGCCCGCACGCCGCGAGCAGCTCGAGCCACGCGCGTTGCTCGTCGGTCAGCCTCCCCCGCTCCGCCTTGAGCTCCACGAACAGCAGCCGCGGGGGACGCCCGAGGACCAGGTCCGGGAAGCCGCGCGGTGAGTGGTCGCTCCGCCTGGTGTGGTAGTGCATCCACCCCATGAGGCCCGCGTACTGCAGAACCGTGCCCTGCCACGCCTCTTCTGAAACGGACCCGTCCCGGAGCCTAGATCGAGCCATCCCGTACCGCCTCGACGAGCTGCTGCGCGACCCGGCGATCGCATGCGAGCGTCCCCCACTTCACGACCTGGCCCTTCTGGATCCGCGCGAGCTCGCGGTCCTTCCCGGCCTTCGTCTTCGCCCGCAGCACGTACCGTCGCGAACCGTCAGGCCAGGTGGATACTTCGACCGTCCCGAGACGCGGGATGTCGAGAAGCGCGTGGCAGCACTGCCCCGGTCCCACGGTAGTGGTCACCGCACCACAGCCCGCTGCGACCCCGCAGCGGTGCACGCGCAACCACCGATCTGCTCGACGTGGTCGCGGACCAGAGCCAACGGGCTCTTCTCGACATCAGGCGTTGCGGATCGGCTCTCCGCTGACGCCAACCGCCGCTCGAGGTCGGCGATCAGTGCGGTCTTCTGCCTCAGGGCGCGTGTCGCAGCCTCGATCAGGCGGTGAAGCACATCCACGTCCCTCACGGAGCGCCACCACTCAATCCCTGCCATACCACCCTCCATCGTCTTCTGGCTCCACACTGGAATCCCCGAGCGCCGTGGTGACCTCACTGAACCGCGTCGTCACCCCGTCAAACCGCAGCCGCACGGTCACCCCTGCGGGACCCTGCCTGTTCTTCGCCACCCGCAGCTCGGCGGCGTTACCCTTCTCTGGTCGGTGAAGGAAAAGCACCACGTCCGCGTCTTGCTCCAGCCGCCCGGACTCGCGCAGGTGGTAGAGCTGGGGCCCGTGCTCCGCGTGGTCCGCCGCCCGGTTGAGTTGGGCGAGTGCCAGGACCGGCACTCCGAGTTCCTTCGCGAGATTCTTGAGGCCACGAGAGACCTCAGAGACCTCTTCCTCCCGGCTCCGACCTCTGGCCGTTGGAGCCACCAGGCCAAGGTAATCGACCACAACCAGGTCGACACGCCCGCCGATCGCAAGCGACCGTGACCTGGCTGCGATCTCCGCCATCGTGAGCGAGCCTGAATCGTCGATGAGCAACCCCTTCGGCAGCCACTCGATCGCCGACTCGAGCCTGTCCCGGGCGTAGTCCGAGAGCCTCCCGTTGACCATGAGATGGCACGAGACCCCAGTCCTCCCTGCGAGCACCCTCTGCACGAGCTGCTGCGCGCTCATCTCGAGCGAGAAGAAGAGCACCGTGGAACCGTCAGTGGCGGCCTGATCGGCCACTTGGAGGGCAAGCGCCGTCTTCCCGACGCTCGTGGTGGCACCGAGCAGGTAGAGCCCGCCGGCACGCATCCCGCCCAACACCCCGTCGAGCCCGACGATGCCGCTCGCCACACCGACCGACGCCGCTCCCGACGCCGCGATCGTGGTCGCGACCTCCATGACGTCCCGCGCAACCTCCACCACCGCCTGCGGGCCGCCGCGCCCCGTCGTGGCCTGCCGCACGAGGTCTCCGACGGAGGCGTACACCCTGCCCAACGCAGCGTCGAGATCGGCTCCAGCAACACCACTCTCGGCAACATCCTGGGCGTCCTTGGCGAGCTGCTCGAGCCTCCTCCTCAGGGATTCGCAGCGTACAAGCCGCGCGTAGTGGCCCGCACTGGTGACGTCAGGGACCTGGTCGGTGAGCCGGCTCAGGTATGACACCCCACCCACGGTCGTGAGCTGCCCCCAGCTTTCGAGCCTCGCCCCCACCGTGATCTCGTCGAGGGGTTCGCTCTGGCGCAGGAGGTCCTCGACAGCTTCCAGGATCAGCTCGTGAGCGTGGCACCGACAGTCGGACGGCCTCATGACCCGCAGAGCGTCCGCCGCGGCCACTGGGTCGACCACCGCGGCACCGATGACCGCCAGCTCCGCCACGCTTGGCGAGCCGGTCTCGCGCTTCCTAGCCACCGCGCACCGCCGGCCGGGTCCGCTTCTCGGCGTCCTCCCTCGCCCACTTCAGCTCGAGTGGCTCCGGTTTCGGTTGGACCTGCGGCTTCCCGTTTCCAGGCGACAGGGTGGGGCCCGGAGGAGGTGGGTCATCCGTCCACCGGGCCCCCCGTAGGTAGCTCGCCGGAAGCGGGAGAAATCGCTGCTCGAGGTGGGAGCGGGCCGCAATCCACACCGGCGTGAGAGCGATGCACTGCTCGCGCTGGTCGGGGCGCAGGCTCCGCCATGCCTTCTCGGCGTCGGCTCGTGCCTCGTGGCGTGGGTAGCTCTCGTACCAGGCCGCGAACTGGGCCATGATGGCCGGGTCCCCCTTCTGCGGTTTGACACGCACACCTCCGGCGTCAGCCGGAGCACCAGCAGCTACGAGGGTGGTGTCGCCGTCGGGTTTGGCCGGCAGCGGAGCGGTCGGAGGTGTGTGTTCTGTCCCTGTCACTGTCCCTGTCACTGTCCCTGTACTTCGAAGGGCCTTCGCAGGGCCTTCCGAGGCCCTTCGTTGGGGTGGAGCACTCCACTCCGGAGGCCCTTCGAGGCCCTCGTCGGCGAGCAGCTTCCGCGCGATCTTCAGCTTTCCCAGGCTGGCGACGTGGGACCAGACGTTGCGGAGGTGCTTCTGGTCCTTCTGCGGCTTGAAGCCGGGCTCGAACCGCATGGCGTGGACGAGCAGGATGTAGCCAGCCTCTCGGATCACCCAGCCGCTCGACTCCAGACCGGCCACCGCGGCCTCGAAGCTGATCTCGTCCATCCGCATGCGCTCGCGATGGAGCCCGGGGTAGAAGCGGAAAAGCCCCGTCGGACCGCACTCCGGCGCCAACCTGAGGAAGAACCAGACCCGCTGCTCGTCGGCGCTGAGCGCCTGAAAGTCGGGGTCGTCGAGGAGACGACAGTAGATCGCTCGGTGCTCGTCAGAGCGATTCATGTTTTCACCTTGCCGCCCGCTGGACGGCGCGGCGGGCAAGCTCACCGCAGAGCTTGACAGCGGCCGCCCTCGCCGCCCGCAGAGCCGCGGCGTGAGTCCTGGCGGACCCCTGGTTGCGCAGCTCGACCTGATGGTCACTGGTACGCGCCACCCACTCCCACCACGCCGGCCCAGCCGGCAGCTCGACCCCGAACGTCTCCTCGAGCCGATCTACTACTGCGCGGTGGGGCACCAGCGTCACGTCGCACCTGCCGACCCGGATCGTGTAGGCCGCGGTGGGCGTCTCTGGTGGCCCATCCCGCCGCTGTCTGCGGATGGAGGGGGACCCGGGCCGGCGGCGGCTCGGCCCGGGTTGGTGAGCGAGACATGGAGCTTCAGGCGGGGTAACCGCCGCGTGGTCCGCCGACCCGAGGTCTTCGCCGGGGTGGGCTGGGTGACAATCTGGCGGGCCCGGGACGCCCGCCGTGTGAGTGAGTCCGTTCACGACGTCCTTCTGGGTGATCTCGGCGCTCCCGCGGCGCCGGAGGTTGATGACGCGGTACAGCTGGGTCCGGACGTTTCCCTTCCGGTCTCGCACGCGGAGCGGCGTCTCGAAGAGGTGGTAGACCGATCGCAGCAGCGAGTCAGCGAACCTCTCCCGCAGCCGCTGCACGAGGGCCACGTCGGACTCGGCCTGTACCTCGAAGCCGTAGCGCCCTTGTTGGGCCTGACGCCGGCTGAACGTCAGCTGGAACGTCATCACCGTGACCTCCTGCTCGCGGCAAGCATGCCGGCGATCTCGTTGCGGGAGGCGCAGCCGTTCCTGAGCAACGCGGCGTAGTCCGACAGCGCCGCCTGCGCCGGGGAGAGCGTCGCCGACCAGCGCCCGGCCTCCCGGGTCTGGTCCACCCACAGCAACAGCAATGGGATGAACCCGACCCACAGCCGCATCTCCTGAATACACCCGATCACAACCGTGGCCACCCAGAGCGAGAGGTACAAGCCACCCAGCTCGGCGATCTCGCGGCGCTGCCGCTGGCACAGCGCCCACCCGACGAGCCAGGCGAACGCCACCGCCACCAGCGGCTCCGGAATCCTCCACTCGCAGAGCAGCTCCCACCCGCGGCTCAGGTTGTACGGCAGGCAGAAAGGGTAGCCCGGGACCTGCTCCCAACCCATCCCTGTCCCCACCTCACGCAGGGCCAGCCCTCGCGCCCACCACGCCCACCATGCCGCATACCCCGTCAGCGCCACGAAGAGGCCCGCAAGCTGCCATCGCCGACGAAACACATGCACCGCCACGAGCCAGAGACCCAGGATGAGCGCGATCTCCCGGTTGAAGACCGCGAGGAAGACCAACCCGATGAGCACACCCGGTGCTGCCTTCCGCGTCACCGCCAGCACGACACCTCCAAGGATGAGCAGGTCGATGAGGTCCCAGCTGAGAAACCAGCACCCACGGCACAGCGCCGCGAGCGCCAGCGCCGCCACGGCTGTCAAGGTGGCTGAGCGGCTGTTGACGCCACCGCAGGCCCACACGAGGCCCACGTAGAAGGCGCCGAGCAGGCCGACGACGAGCACCCCCCAGGCAATGGCGTGGGGCACGCCCGCAAGCATCGCGATGGCTTCGACCAGTAGGGGGCCCAGGAGCCGCGACTGATGCAGCACCGACACCGGCTCGAGCGCGACGATCTGCGCTTGATACCACGACGTCAACCCGAGCTGCGGCGCCAGCGCGTGGAGCGTCGCCGCGATCTGCGCCCCGGGGGCGAGGACCACCACCAGCACCGGCCACACGCGAGGCCAGGCGCCGCGGAGGCTGGCACGCACGCTCATGGCCGCACCGTCCGCTCCTCGATCGCCTCCTGGTACGCGTCCATGAGGGCGTCTCTCCCGTTGTGCGCCTGCAGCTTCGTGCCGTACTTTCGCTCCCCGGCCTCGACGCGGGCACGGATGTCCGCCAGGACCAGGGGCGCGATCTCCACGCCGCCGGGCTGCGGTGGGGGCTGCGGGGTGGCCGCCTCGATCCCCTGCGGCGATAGCGAGCGCGAGTAGTACGCCTCGAGCTCCCGCGCCAGCGCCAGCAGACAGCGGTCCTTCGCCATGCCGAGGGTCCCCTCCTCCGCGTCGTAGGGAAGGTGGTCGGTGCTGCGCACCACCAGCAACACGTACCTGAACCGATTGAGCGCGCTCTCCGCTGGGACTCCCATCAGCTCCTCCTCACGCCCACAGCGAGTCCGAGTGCCGCCTCCCACCACTCGAGGGCACCACGCACCCAGCTCTGGGGCACGCCGTAGTCCTCGGCCAGCGCCTCGACCGAGTCTCCCGCTCGGTGGCGGTTGGCCAGGATTGACACGCCGACGCCGGTGCCACGGATGTGAAAGGCCCCGAAGCAGACTCCAGGGTCCCTCGTCACGCCCGGAAACGGCCCCGTGAAGGCAGGCTCGCTCATCTCGCGTCGCTCCTCTCTGCCAGCGCGTCGCCCTGGCGCAGCCAGGCGGTGATGACGTACTCCCCGCCGACCGACACCTCGACCGGGATGCACCAGTCGTGGATCATCCGGTCGCGGGCGGGGCTCCAGCGGAACGGCTCCCCCGGCTTCACGTGGTGCCCGCAGATGCAGGGGCGGCGCGGGATCACCACCACGTCGCACTCCGGGGAGACCCACCAGTAGATGACCGCCAGCGCGCACGCTGCGAGGAGCAGGATGGCGGTGAGCATGAGGATCACTGGGAGCATGGGGGGCCTCCGGTCACGTCGACTGGTCATTCGGGGCCGCCACCGGGTCGCAGACCTTCCTCCACTCGCTCCAGAGGTCGCGCAGCAGCAGCTTGTCGAGGTACCGGTGCGCCCTCTTGGCGATGTGCCCGCACCCCATGTGGGCAGCCGTCAGCTTCTTGACGACCTCTGGCCTCGGGAGCCCCTTCGCCTCCCAGTTGTCGGCTGTGGACTTCACGGTCGTGGCGACCGTCAGCCCGCGGCGACCCGCCATTTCGATCTCGTACACCAGCCGCGCGTCGTAGACGTCCCTGTACGGCCCGTGGGATGCCTTGACGATGCCCTCGCCGAGCTTCCACGCGATGCACCGCCGCCCCGGCACGTACCCCATCGCCAACACTTCCTCGAGCGTGCCAGGCATACGGCGCTGGATCTTCCCGTCGCGCATGCCGACGCCCATCCACGCCCAGAGCTTCGCCGGGCTGGCGAATCGCCCGAGGTCCCCAGCGGTGCCGATGACCTCCGCCAGGATCAGCGGACCGATCCCGCGCACGGACTTCGCCCACGGCCAGACCCGGAGCTTGCGAACCACCTTCTCCAGGTCGTGCTCCACCCCCTTTCGCAGGGGCTCGAGCGCGGCCCTAGCGGCGAGAAGTCCGGAGCAGGCCGGAAGCGCGAGGAGCATCTGCGGGTGGTCTCCACCCTTGACGATCGCGCTGTACAGCTTCGCCGCGTCCGTCTTCTCGCCGGCGCAGCACCGCCTGCAGATGGCCTTGACCTGGAGCGTGAGCTTCACTTCGGCCCGGTGGAAGTCCTCGCGCAGGCGGTAAAGCTCCCGGATGTGGGCGACAACCGTGTATTGGGTGGCATAGTTTCCGTGGTCGCCCACACCCGGGGAAGGGGAGTCCGGAACCGAGGCAGAGCTGGAATGGGTGGCAGTTCTATCATGGCCTCGGCCCCGGGAGCTTGAGCGACGGAGCCCAACAGATCCACGGTGGGGGGCATGACCAGGTTGGTCGGGCTCCGTCTCGTTCGAATCGCCGTGGTCGGCACTGACCAATTGGGTGGCAACCGGAGACTGGCCTTCCACGGCAAAAGGTGAGCCGCTGTCGTCAGCCGACGCATGGGCAACATTGCACGGGTGGACTTCAGCGGCTGCAATCTTCGACATAGCTACCTCCTGAAAGGGGTCGGGCGGGGTGAAGGCAGGGGTTCCGTGGGTGACAGAAGTAAACTGGCCTCCACCCCGCCGAATGGACAGCGAGACCGGACAAAGTGCCGTCGGGTGACATGGAGCAGATGGGCCGGTCTCGCCATTTCTCTCACGCATCGCGCGTGACCTGGGCGTACAGATCGGCCACTGCGTCGTTGCTGAGCACCTCGGCCACGGTCACCTGGTCGCCGGGGAGCCGCGCCGCGATGGCCTCCTCGAACCGCGCCCTCTCGAGCGTTGTCCCCGCTGCCGTCCGCCGAGCGTTGGCGCTCTCCAGCAGGTCGTTGCGCCGGCACTCGCCGAGGACGCGCCCCCGAACCAGCCAACCCCTCAGCCAGTCGGTCGACATCGCCTGAAGACCTTCGGTGTTGCTGTTCCCCTTGGCGGACCTACGCTTGTTGCTCTCGACCGCCACCGGGTCGGGCTGTGGCTTCGGCAGAACCTGCGGGAACACCCGCCCTCCGGCCAGGTGGCTGCGCAGCTGCGACCCCGCCGCGTCGACCGCGGTGGCGATCCCGAGCTCCGCCGCCTCATGCAGCAGGTCGTCGTCAGCCAGGACCATCTCCCGGAGCTTCGCCCTCGCCGTGTTGCGGTCCTTGACCTCGTTGAGAATGTCCATGGCGAGCCGCCCGACTCCGACACAGTCCTGATGCTCTTCCGCTCGCGCGCTCATCGTTACCTCCCGTGTTTTCCCCGACACCCCAGCATCTCGCCGAGGTGGTGGACGATCCGTTGCTGGTTCGTGCTGTTGAGGATGTCGAGCGCCACCGCGCCCGGCCGCTCGGGGTCGCGGATCACGAGCAGGTGGGACCCGCAATCCGGGCACGTCGCCTCGCGGTAGCCGCAGCACCAGCGCCAGTGGTGGTTGCGCTTCATGGGCCTTCCTCCCCAGCGGTCCGGCGCAGGCTGCTGCGCCAGTCGATGACGGCGTTCAGGAGCCGGTCCGCGAGGGGGAGCAGGGTGGTCGCCTCGCGCTTCGACACCTCGCCGTCGGCCGCCGCCAGCACCCACGACGTGAGGGCGCCGCCGAATGCCTCGACGGTCTTCGCCGTCGTCTCCACCACCGTCTCCTGGTCCTCCTCCCCGTCCGCCAGCTCCAGCGGCCGGAATCCAGCAGCCTCCAAGGCCAGCGAGAGGCCCGCCCGCGCCACCTCTGGCCGTCTGAGCACGAGCAGCCAGAAGTCCTCGAGGGGAAGCCCATGCTCCCCGTCGAGCTGCTTGTTGCGGAAGCGGGGTGTCCGGTCGGCCGCGACCTGCGGCACCAGGCGGAAGAAGTCCTCGCCCCACCGACCCAAGAGCGACGCCGTGACGTCCACTGCTCCGACGTCGTCATGCTCGGCCAGCTCCCGCCGGCGCTCGGCGATGTTCTGGCGGACCATGCAGGCCCGTCCCGTGACCACCACATGGGCAACCCGCGGCTCGTGCTCGACCACCCTCAGCTGCTGGCGCATGTGTCCCTCCTCCTCAGAGCCAGGGCCGCGAGGTGCGAGTTGGCCTCGTCAACCGACCCGCTGTCGCGCTGCAGCGTCCGCAGGAGGCTGCTGTCGACGCGGTCGAGAGCTCGCTGCAGCTCTGGCCGCGCGGCCGCCACGTCAGGCCACACCCGGCACAGCACATCCGCGCTGATGACCGCACGTTGCAGCAGCGTGTGGACCTCGATCGCCTCGCCTACGGTGAGCTGGACCTCGATCACTTGGCCTCCCCGTTGTCACCCTCCGCCTTCCCGTCGCCGAGGGTCTGCTTCACGTCCCGCCGCAGGTTCTTCAGCTGGTAACGGATGGCGGCGACGTCCTTGGCCAGCGCCTCGAGCTGCGGGTCGTGCCCGAGGGCGGTCTCGACCAGGTTGCCGACCCGCCGCAGCTGCCGCCACATGCCGAAGGCGCACGCCACGAGAACCCCGAGACCCACCAGCTCGACCGCGTCCATCGCTCCGTCCCTCCTCCAGCTCATCGCGATGCCTTCCTCTCCCGGTGCTCGGCCATCGTGGCCGTCTGCGCCTCCAGGTGGCGCTCGAGCTCGCGGCGGGGCACCACGATCCGGCGTCCCACCCGCACCACCCTGATCAACCCCGCGTCGATGCGCCGGCGCAGCTCCGTCTCCCCGATGGAGGACGCCGCGGCCGCCTCGCGCACCGTCAGCCCAAGCTTCCCGGCGCCGCTGGAGGCGACCATCCCCTCGAGCTTCCGAAGAAGCCGCTGCTCTTCCTTGGCCGTCACGTCAGCCCCCGGAGTTCTCGACCAGGTAGAGGTGGTGCTCGCTCGCCGCCAGCACGGCAGGCGTGACCTCGAGGTCGCCGTGCCGGCCCCCCATCCTCGCCAGGTGGAGGAGGCTCTGCGCCTCCCTCGGGTGGGCGACGAGGTCGGACCTCAGGCCGAGCCCGGCCAGGTAGGAGCGGATCTCGGGCTCGGTCATCGACGCGAAGTCCGGCTCGGGCTCGGTCGCGAGCCGCACCTTCAGCCAGCGCAGCGCCCGCTGGACCCGCAGCGTCCCGAGCTCGACCTCGATCCGGTCGGCGCATGTCTCGTGCGCTACCACCTTGGCACCCTTGCGGAGGCGCTTTGTGCGGTACCTGTCGAGGAGCCGGATCTGCCGGCCGCAGTAGCAGCAGGTGTGCGAGCGGAAGCTCAGCCAGCGCATGACCCCTCCTCGTCGCCGTCACCCCACGGCGGCTGGTCGTAGTCGTCTCCGTCCCCATCCTCCGAAGGGCTCCCCAGCCCGGCCTGGGGAGCGGGAGGAGGCGTGTGCGAACCCGGCGAAGGGAGGTCTGCGGACGCCACCGGGGCGGGAGAAGGTCCGGGGTCCCCCGACCGGGTGGGACGAAGCGAGGAGACAGGGGCAACGTCGCCGCACGGGGCTGACCCGGTCTCGACGAGGTTGCCCACGCGTGTGGTGTCGATGGGAGCCCCGCACGCGTCGACGGCGTGTGGGAGCGCGGTGTTGGACAGGACGTAGGAGTGGACGCGGGGCCCGCCCGGGGAGGAGGCATGGACCCCGGGTGTCGTCGGCGTGGGCCCCGCGTCCGACTCGCGTGACGGTCGCCAGCTGGTGCTGCTGTTGTCCGGCGCGTCCATGTTCTCGGCGGTGAGGAGCTGGTCGTGGTAAGCCAGCTGCTCGAGCGTCGCTGCCGCCACCAGGGCCGCCGACGTGGCGACGCGCCGCGCCACCTCCATCGTCAGCGCGGACTCGACGGGGTACCCGTCAGAGCCCATGTGGTGCGCCCGGCACAGCAGGCGCCGGCCGCTCTCGCCTGCCAGCAGCCCCGTGATCGCCGCGGCGGCGAAAAGGTCGCGCCGCTGGTGGTCGTCGGGGGTCAGCGCAGGCTCATAGGCGGTGGTGTACTCGTAGCCCTCCATGATCTTTTGGAAGGCGACGCTCAGCGGGGCTTCACGCTCAACCTGGCCCGTCCCGTTGCACGCGGTGCACACCAGCTCCTCGGGGCCGTGCTCGCGCTCGAGCGAGTCGGCCAGCACGAGCAGCGCGGCCAGGTCCTCGCCTCTCGCGTGGCGGTAGCGATGCTGCCACCCCTCCCACGCCGGGTTGTTGACGACCGCAGACCCGCCGCAGATGTCGCAGGGGCCCCTGTAGCACACGAAGTAGAGGTCTGCGTCCATCAGCTCTTCCCCCGGTTGAAGAGGTTCACCAGGCCCGTGAGGGCCCGCTTCAGGACGCCGACGCCAGACGCCGGCGCCGGAGCCGCGGCCCGGCCCAGCGCGTGGCGCATCCTCTCCCGCTGCGCCGCAGCCTTGGCCTCGCGGTCAGCCTCTGCGCGGTTGCGCATCGTCCGCCCGACCCACTCGACGCCGGCACGGCGGTAAACCGCCCTACGGAGAGTCCTGAGCCCGCCCACCTCACACCGCCTTCCGCTGGCACCTGGGGCCGCCGGCGATCTCAAACGGGAGGCAGACGACGAGCGCGCTGTGGTCCGCAGGCACGACCCACTTCAGGTTGCCGCGGTAGGCCTGCGCCTTCTCGAGGCCCGCGGCGCGGCCCACGATGCGGACGTAGGGGAGGCCGCCCTTCTTCGCGCAGGCCAGCACCCGGCAGCTGATGCCCCGCGGCTCGCCGGGGCTCAGCCGCAGCATCCCGGGCCCCTGCTTGCGCAGGCTCATGGTCACGCCTGGATGGCGCCGAGACCCGATCGCCTGCCCGTACTCGATCAACGGCTCCCAGCTCATGACGGACCTCCTCGCAGGTGGGGGCGGGTCATTTCGTTGACGGCCCACCGTCGAAGCTCGAGCAACAGCGCGTCCTCCTGGCACGGAGGCACCCCCGGGAACGCCGGCGGCTCACCACCGCCGCGCCGGTCGCCGGCGTCCCCTCCCGTGTTCGCGGTCGTCGAGGCTGCGTCGAAGCGATCGCTCTGGGGCTGCTTCCGCCCGCCACGGTTGTCTGGTCCGTGGTCGGGCCCCGTCACGCCGCAGCCGACGCGATCGACCGGTGAGCTGGGTCGACATGCTTGGAAGACGCCGCCCGAGGCACGCAGGGCAGCGCCGGGGATCACCGCGCCGTGCCACGCGGAGATGGAGTCGTGAGTCACCCGCGCTCCACCGGGGCCGATGCGCCCTCAACCGGCACTGGCGCTGGAACGATCGGGCATGCAAGTTCCTCGCATGGCCACAGCTCGTCCACCGACGTTTCGAGCGCAGCAGCGATGCGGCGGGCCAGCGGTAGCGTCGGGGCGTGCTCCCCGTCCTCCAACCGCTGCACGTGCGAAATGCTCATCTCGGCCAGCTCGGCGAGCTTCTGCTGCGTCAACCCCCGGGCTAGCCTGTGGTCGCGAATCAGTGATCGTTGTTCCATGAACGCGAATTTAACACCCCGCAAATGCGCTGTCAAGGGTGGGGCGACCACTTTCTCGCGGTTGACCTCGAATTCGCGTCAAGCGATCTTCGGAGAGGTGACCATCGGCGAGGCCATTCGGGGGTGGAGAGAGGTCCGCGGGCTCAGCATCGAGGCCCTTGCGGACCGGGCTGGAATCGCGAAGACGTCCCTGCAGCGGTACGAGACGAACGCAAACTCCCCGACCTACCACCAGCTCGAGAAGATCGCCGGCAAGCTGGACCTGACGGTGGCGGAGCTCGTCTCCGGCCCGTCACCCGTGGTGCGGGAGCCGTCCTCTCCCTACCGCGCCGACATCGACCACCCGCGCCCAGTCCACACGGTGGCTGTACCCCTCTACGACGGCGTGCCGGCCGGAGGGTGGTCACCATCGGCGCCGGAGCGGGACGGCGAGCACGAGGTTCTCCACCACCTGGTGGGCGATCGCGACGGCGGACGGTACGTCGTCGTACGCGTCCGGGGCGACAGCATGTACCCGCGCCTCCTCGACGGGGACCTGGTCCTCGTCGACACCCACCAGCGCCGGCCGAAGAGCCAGCAGGTGGTGGTCGCCGTCTACCGGGGCGCCACGACGCTGAAGCGGTACATGGTCATCAACCGCAGGCCGGTGCTGATGCCATTCAACCCCGACTACCAGGCCCTCGAGATTGATGACCCCGAGGAC